GATCCTCCAAGTCGTTATCTAGACTGAGATCTACCTGAGTAGTACGTATTTCCCCGGCATAACCTTCATTAAGTAAGAGCACCAACATCTTCCCCGGCATAAAACCAGAGAAGTAACACGTACTCTTCCTCAAAGGAATTATGCCAGACGAATGTATCCTAAAGACACACCCGTGAACAAGGGCTCCCGCCTGTTCGTTCTGGGTTGCAGTTAACTGTCCGAAGTTGCCCAACTTCGCCAATTCACACTATGGTTGACATGGTTTTTCCGGATATACCAGATGATGCCTATTATGTCCGAAGACACAGTGTAACCAATCAGGACCTTTTCTCTCGTATCATTTGCTTGACTTGGTGTCTCAAAAAGTTTTCCATCCAAGCAAAGACCCAAAAGAAAAGGCCCCCACTCCACAGTGATTCCAAAACCATGGGTGAGCGTCTTTTAAAGACTTCCGCTTCAGGTCCTCTGTTCGAATTCATATTTCACGTGCCAGGATCGAACGGCAAACTAGGTTCGTAAAACATGGGTGGCATTCCGTTGAAAAAGAATAGATTAAAATCTTCTCCGGCCGAACAGAACATCCGCACAAATGAAATATCTGTGTCGGATGCTGAACCGGGAAGAACGGCGTTCAGACGCCAAGATGGTTCCTCAATAATGTCCGAGAAAGATGGTTGGTCTTCCACGATAAAGAACCGTCGGTTTGTGTAGAATGGGACTTCGACAGAATGAATAGGATTGACATTCGTATTTCCAACAAATGCACCGGTCAAGAACATTCCATCCTCTTCCTCGAGCATGGTAACGTTCACATTCTGTGCAGGACCATTTGCGTCCTTCAACTCCTTAGTAATAGTAGTTCTTGGAGTTGTGTGTGTTCTCGAAATCACAGTTGAAATTGAGTTGAATTGATCCGACCCGCTTGTGACGTTCAACGTTGATGTGTCGAACGTCCAGCGAATAGAACCTCTCCACCCAAGAAACATTCGAGCTACGTAATTGATATAGGTTGTGGAGACAGGGACCACTTTTTGCCCATTCTGGTATGTCAACGCGACCGAACCTTGAAAGGTTGTGGCTGCATTGGACAGTAGTCCACCATACTCGGGGAACGCCCGTCTCCTAATCGAAAGTAACGTAGTACTTGTGAAATCGTCCACTCTACTTATTTCAGCTAGACATGTACGTTTCAACATTTGTCGAAACGAACCAATGACTTCCCCGAAGAAAAGTTTTGTAGTGTCAGGTGAGTCGATGATCGCATCAGCCATCGTGTCAATAGTTGGTGGGTCCATAACTGCATCATCACAGCAGTCCATATCACCTCCATTTGTTTCATCCGCCATTTCAGGATAACCCATTTCTGGAATACCCATCTGAGGATTACTCGGGTTGCGAAACCGCCAAGAGCCAATCTCTGTGGCAGGCATCGCTACCTCGAAGTCATCCAACATTGAAACAAAGACGTTGACTTGAATATCAGCAACAACTGTTCCGGGCACGGTCAATTCGTTAAGAACGTGCACACTCAACACACCGTTTGTCCTGTCAGTAATTCTATCAAGAGGAACGGTGCGGCTAGTTGTAAATGATGACGCTGTTCGCCCCAAAGGTTTACGGTACGGCTCTGGTTGAGCCCACCCGATGTCCACAGTAAAGTCCTTCTCCATTGAAATATCATGGATTGTCGTGTAATGTGTATTATACTCCGGGTTAGTACTTCCGCCATTAGGGTCGTAGAAGATTCTAATTCTTCCTTTGTGATAATTGGAAGAGACAATTTGAAACCGAAATCTCATAGTGCCTCTCCAATACTCGAAGGGTAAT